CTGACGTTGTTATTCACGCCGTTGACATTTTGAAGTATCTGTCGTTGACGTATCTTTCGAACCCTAACTTCTACACAGCGTACGCAGACGTGTCTTCAACGCGTAGTTGGTACGCAACACCAGCGGGGCATTCGTTGCCTGACAAAGTGGGAACGTTCAACGCGTCAATTTGGGGTGAGTATCAACGCACAGAAGGCGTGTTGTTGTATGACGTTCACCAAGCGATTGACCTGACGAACGGAACGCAGGACGCGAACACTGCTGATATTCGCATTCCCGTTGCCACTTCAGGTTCGATTGCACTTGACAACGGCATTGACTTTTGGGTCATTGGTCAAGAACTGTCGGGTATCACGTTGTTGCCGCTGATTTATCAAAGCGGTTTCTACGCGCAGGACATAAGTTTGCAAGTCAACGGCGACGGTCAACTTTTCATAGCAAGCGAAACGTCACCGCCCGCCGCAGTTGCCTTCCCCGGCTTGCAATCAAACGTTGTCGTCAGTGACGGACTGTGGCACCACGTTGCAATCATTGTTGACGCGACAACAACCAAACTGACGTTGATCGTTGACGGCAACGCTGTTGCGTGGACTGCTTATTCACTGACCGGTGGTGGCTTTCTAACAACAGGCGTTGACGATCAGTATCACCTTGCCAACACTGCGATTGGGTACGTTGATCAAATCGTTGTGTCTGACAACACTGTCACTACAACTGATATCAAGAATCGGTACGTTGCGGGGTCGTTGTTGCGCAACGTCGTTTTGTCAGGAGACAGAATTGCCGAAGCACTTGTTCTTGCGGGATACGGCACGATTGCGAACGGCGCGCTTTCGACGCTTGACCCCGTTGCAGGCACGCAGAACTATTTCATTGACGGCGTTGCGTACACGCCTTACGCGTCACCAAACGGTTGTTTCTACACACAAGGCACGCTGACACCCGTGACCGGAACGACTGCAATGAACGTCATTCAGTCAATCAGTGATACTGAAACGGGCGCGTTCTATCAAAACGACGACGGCACGTTTGCATTTCACACGCTCGCGTACCCGTACACAAACACGCGCGCTACAACGTCGCAAGGCACAATGGGCGACAACAGCACCGCGGCGTTGCACTATCAAGCAGAATCGCTTTCGTTGATTAACGACGACGCTGACGTGTGGCCTAACGTCATTGTGACACCACAGAACGGAACGTCACAAACGTACCAGTCTGGGAACGATAAATTGTACGGACCGCAAACGCTTGATCGTTCAGGCACGTTGCACGACAGTCTTGAAGCCGCGCTCGCAACGGCGCAATACTTGGGGTACGTATTTCAATCGCCACTAATGCGCGTTGGCAATGTTGAACTGCGAAACAGCACAAACAACGGAAGCAATATCCCGTTCATGTTGACAGCGCAGATTGAAGACCGTGTGACTTTTCAACGTCAGTTTCAAGGCGGCTACGCAATCAACACTGACTACCTGATTGAAACAGCGGCGCACGACTTTACTGCTGACCCCGGTGCGTTTCGCACGACGTTTGTTCTTGACCCGTACCCGATTAGAAACACAACCGTTGATTCACTGCCCGCACTAATCTTCGACGACGCCACCTATGGTCGGTTGGACAGCAACAACGCGTTGTTGTAAGAATAGGAACTGTTATGCCTACACCTGTCACCGGAACAATTGCGTATCAAACGCCTTCAACGTTTGCCGCGCTTGAAGTTTTCACCACGACTGAATACAACAAAGTTGTGAAAGACGTTGCGTACTTTCGCGCACGTCCGTACTTGCTTGCTTGGCAGACCAACCCGCCAAGTCCTGCAACATTGCCGATTAGCACCAACTTGAACACGGGCGGAACGTACCGAACTTTGTTTTCAACGGGCAACGGTGGTTCGCTTGCAACTTCAGTTTCAACTTCAAGCGTTGGCACGATCACAGTTGCGTCGGACGGGCGTTTGGTCACGCCTTCGTCGCTCGCGGGTTTGTATCGTTTCAAAGCGCAAATGATGGTTAGTTCTGAAGCCAGTGGAAAACACGTTCGCGTTTCTGCAATTTTGTACAACGCCGCAGGAACGCAACTTGCTTCAATACCGGGGTCTTGGGTGAACTGTGACACCGCGTTCAACGCACTTTCAATCTGCACGTTCACTATCCCTTGCAACGTTGCAGGTTTTGCAATGGGGAACGTCAACGCAGTCAAGTTCGTCGGACAAATGGCGGGAACGGGAACGGTCAGCATTGTCCAAGCAGACGACAACGGCAACGGACCGAGTTCGGCCTACAAGCAGTACAACACTTTTGCTGAAGTTGAATATCTAGGAACAGGAACAGGTTCGTACTAATGCCACCAATCAAAGACGCAACGCCACTACTAATGGCGTGGACAAAGTATTGCGTTTCAATTCGCAATCACTTTCGATACGCACAGATACGACCTATGCCGTTGAAGTTGAACACGTTTCCTGTTGTGACTGACTGTTCAGGTTTCGTCACGCTCGTTTGCAAACTTGCAGGAATGCCTGACCCGAACGGACTGAACTACAACGGACGCGGCTACACCGGAACGTTGCTTTCGTACAAGTTCAACAAAAAGATTCCTAAGTCACAAGCGCAACCGGGCGACCTTGTTGTGTACGGACCCGGCACAGGCTGGCACGTTGCAATGATCGTCGAAGGCGGTCCAAATCCCCTCACCGTTTCTATGGGGCAAAACGGCGACCCGTCATATGTTCACGTGAACGAGGACGGAAGAATGCCACAGACGTACTTGCGCCTTGACCGTCGTCAACTTCTTGCGCCTACTGAACTGCCGAAGGCGTAGTGTCGTGTTCGCCGCGCTTCACTGGTCTGACCTAGCGACGTACTCAACTGCACTTGCGCCCATTCTCGCGCTGACTGCTTTCTTGGGGCGCGTTCTGTGGAAGAACATAAAACACGAACTGACGCCAAATTCAGGCGCGTCATTACGCGACGCAGTTGACAGGATCGAACACGCAGTGACAATGACACAATCTGACATTCAGCGCATTGACAAAGCACTTGAACGGCACTTGGGCTATCACGACGCGACTGACGCACAGTTGCAACAGCACTAGAACTGCCACTAACCTGACGTTATGGCTTCGACTTCAAACTACGTTTTCCCCGCAGAAGGTCTTGACTATCTGCTCGGCATTGTGCCAAAGGGTGGGACTGCCCCTGCGACTTTGTACTTGGGCTTGTTCACGACTTCGTGGGCGACTATTCAGGGATACGGAATTGCCAACACAAACATTACGTTGAACGGTGGCACGTACCCCGTGACCGAACTTGCAAGCGCGACGGGCTACGCAACGCGCCCGTCTTTGGCGGCGGCGACTTGGGGCGCGGCGACTGCTGGCACGACTGTTATTGGCGCAAACACAATCAACGTGCGTCAGTCAACGTACGGTTCTGCAATCACGATCACAAACACAAGTGCGTCGGCGTGGACTGGTATCAACGGAATGTTCATTGCGACTAGCGCAACAGTTGGTCAAGCGTCAGGTTCAGGAACAACTGTTCTTTGGTACGCACCATTTAGCGACGGTTCGACTGTCACGCTTGCAGTCAACGACAGCATTTCAATTACACCTACTTGGCAATCCGCGCCTTACCCCGCGTAAAGGTAGAACGCAATGGCGTTCACGGAAGTTGCCCGACTTGCGACAACTACGGCGCGCGTTGCCGCACTTAGCGCAACGAACACTTACACGTTGCCTTCCGCCCCCGCTTCAGGGCAGTGGATAGTTGTAGCCCTTTACACGAATCAGGGCATTATTCCTACGGGCGCGATTACCGGCGCAAACAACTTAGTGACTTCAGTGACTTGCGGTTCAATAAGTCTTTCAGTTTTAGAAGGTTCAACTAACACTTCACTTCAAGAACCAACTGTCTATGCCGCGCCTTACGCCTCGGGAATGACGACAACGCTTTCGGTCACTTGGACAAACGGCATTGCGGCAACAACGCTTGGCGTGGCTGTCCTCATCTTTTCAGGCGCGTCAACCACTACGGGGTCTATGACGTTTCGCGAAGGCAACGGAGCATTCGACGGGGCGGGCAACACAACGTTTGGCGCAACAGGTGCGCAAGGATCGTCAGGCGTTATTACTTGGGCGAATTCAAACAATGCAATTCCGACAAACTACGATTCACAACAACAGCCATTCATTGCCGCGATTGTGGATACAAACGTCCCCACTTCAACGACACTTCAACTTGCAAGGTCTGCTGGTTTGTTTGGAGTAGTTAGCAACTCATCAGGACAACTTTCGCAGTTTGGTGGAACGGCTGGCACGTTGCCTATCAGTAGCGGAACAAGCGTGTACAACCCTGCTGGCGGTACTGCCTACGGAGTTATCTACGGAACGTATGGCAACTTCACGTTTTCGTACACGGGTGTATCGGGTAACAACTTGACTGGTTGCGTTGCAACGGGTCTTGGCATTTTCGCGCAAGCACCTTCGTACGCCCCGATTATGCTTGCCGGTACTTCGGCTGTCACGATCACAGCAATTCTAAATACAAACTCCCCGACAACTCCAAACTTGAACGGGTTCCTCACAGGTTCGACTTCGTACACTTCAGGTACAGCAAGCGCAAACGGTCATGTTCAAATTGGTATGGGCGGCACAGGAACAGTCCCCGCAAGATTGCACTTGATCGGCGGGTCAAACAATGCGGGCTACGTGAAGCAAACGGCGTACGCAGTTCAGCGAATAAACGGAAGCGTTCTAACTAACGGCGGGGGTTTCATTTACACCTTTGCGCCCGCGACTAGAACGCTGACACGAACAAGCACAGCCGTTCGTACTCTGATTTCACGCGTTGTCAAAGTTCGCGAGAAAATCGCAGTGGCAGTTTTCGTCCGTACGCCGTACGCCGTTCGTCAAGTTGCGTCAGTTCGAACAGCAAAAGCAGTATTGACCAGAACGTCAACAGCGCTCAAGGCAGTAGCCACGTTCAGAACGTCTGTGGCAAACGCCCTACGTATTCCCCTAGTTGCCAAAACGCGGGCGTCACAGCGCGTTTCAGCGGCCTCTCAAGCCAACGTGGCGTCAGTGACTAGAACGCGTCAGTCCGTTCGTCGCGCGAACGTTTCAGTGACGTACACAATCGCGTCAACAAAACGACGCACGTTTGTTCGTCGTGCAGTTGCAACGTCGGTTTTGATCGCACGTTCAATCAGCAAGGTCTTGACGATTTCGCGTGCGGGAACTGTGACGGGCGACTTCAAGATTGCAGGCGGGCGCGCCGCTTTCAAAACAGGGCAACTTGAAGGTACATTCGATACGGCGAACGTCGTCGGTTCGCAGAAAAAGACAGGTCAAATCTAATGTCGTACGTCATCATTGAAGGCACAACTATTCGTTTCTACACGAAGCGACCCTTTGCCGATTTCGCGGGCAACCCCGTTGACCCCGACAGGGTTGAATTCTCGTTTCGCGTAGCCAACGGGACAGTCACAACGTACGTGTACGGAAGCGGTGACGGCGTAGTTGTGCGAGACAGTAAGGGCTACTACCACGCAGACATTGACAGCGACGGAAGCAAAGGCACGTGGACGTATTCGTGGTACGGCTATCCGACCAGCGCAAACACTGACCCGACCCGTACAAAGGTCAAGTTTGAAGGCAACGTTCAAGTCAGTGTGAGTACCGTCTAGCCACTATCCTTTCCCCTAACGCCTACAAAGGGGGAACAGTGAACAAAGCCACAGAAAAGTCACAGGTTGACTTGTCCGAATTTTTCGTTGCTGAAGTCAAGCGTTGCATTGCTGAACGCGCGGTTGATCAACTGAACGAAACTGACGCAGAAAAATACGTTGCCGCGCTCGCGACAGCAGAAATTTCAGCGCGCAAAATTTTTGATTGGTTGAAAGAACGCAACGTCAACGCAAGTCTTCCGTCAATCAAGTTGCACCGTTCAAAAACGTGTGGTTGCAATGGTTGATCTTTCAGAATTTCAGTCAGACAAATCAGAACAACTGAAGGCACAGCGCGACGAAGCGCGACGACGTGTTGAACGCTTGGAAAAAGTTGTTGAACAAATGCAAAAGCGGTACGACTTAGTGACTGCAATTGACGAACTGAAGCCGATTGGTCAGCCGTGGAAACGTGCAAAAGCCAAGAAGGGCGAACACAGGGGAATCGCAAACACGATTTCAAGCGACCAGCACTACGGCGAAGTGGTGCGCCCTGAAGAAGTTCAAGGGTCTAACGCGTACGACATTTCGATTGCAAAGCAACGCTGGCAAGTTCACGTTGACAAATTTCTTGCACTGTCGCTCGATCACTTGGGATACCTGAAGTATGACGGCGCGCATATTTGGTGGAACGGTGACGCGTTCAGCGGTGACATTCACGAAGAACTAGCAAAGTCAAACGAACTGTCAACGCTCGCAACGCTTGACGCAATGATTGACCCGATTGTTGCCGGGCTGAAAACTGTGGCAAGCGAATTCCCGCAACTGGTTGTTTCAGTTCGTCGCGGTAATCACACGCGCACAAGTCACAAGACACCCGCAAAGGGACGCGTTCGCGAATCGTTTGACTGGTTGTTCATGCGAATTATTGAACGCGAACTTCGTGGGAGTGGAATCATCTTTGACATTCCTGAAAGCGACGACGGCATTGTTCAGCAGTACGACCACAGGTTCCTAGCAACTCACGGTGATCAGTTTAGGGGCGGTTCAGGTATCGCGGGCATTATGACCCCGCTGGCACTTGGCAATTATCGCAAGTTGCGACGCAACGTTTCGATTGGCGACCACCTTGCGTACGACACAATGATTCTTGGACACTTTCATCAGTACCTAATTATCCCCGGCGTGATCGTCAACGGTTCTGCAAAGGGCTACGACGAATACGCGTACGTGTCGAACTTTGGTTTCGAACCCGCACAGCAAGCGTTTTGGGTGACAACGCCTGAATACGGTCCGTCGTTTCACACTGCCATTCGTCTTGACAACAGAAAGGCTGAAGGTTGGTGACGACGTTCTTTGTTGTCGTTTCAGTCTTGCCGCACCTGTTGATCTTGACGTGCGGCGCGTGTCTCGCGTACTCAATTTTGAAAGACGTTTTTTGTAGTCGCAAAAAGTAAGTACGCTGACGCGTTCTATGAAACTTCTTTTTTTGTGTGAACGTTGCAATCAAACTTTTGTTTTGTATCGCGGTGACGTTGTAAGTATCTCGTTTAGTGGACTTCCTGAAGTTGTTGCACGTACGCTTGATCACGACTGCAAGACAGAAAGAACAACGACGTGACACCCGTACCCGGCACTTTGGTATTCGCCCATTCCAACGGGCTAATGGGACGCGTCATTCGTTTTGGCGAACGCCTGCGCTGGCGTGGCGGGCATTTCTACAATCACGTGGCAATCGTTGATCGAATCGAAGACGGCGTTGCGTACGTCATTCAGGCTGAAGCGCGTGGAGTGACTGACGACAAAGCACTTCACACAGTCGGCAGGTACACACTTGTTGATATGCCGCGACACGTTGACGTTGAAGACGCGTTGCATTTCGCGCGCGAACAGGTAGGCAGTTCGTACGGCTGGCTGACCATTCTTTCAATCGCGATTGACATTGTTACCCCGTTTTGGTTTGTTGCGTTTCGACGTGGCAACAGTTGGATTTGTTCTGCGCTCGTTGGCGAATCGTTGCGTGCCGGCGGTTGGGTTCGCAATTTTGCTGACGTGTACTGCGTCACGCCTGCGCAACTGTGGCTTGAAATTCGCGGGCTGATCTACACGAATCCCTAGTTGACCTCGACTTTCTTCAGTATTTATCGCGTTTTTCGCACTAGAAAACGTTTCTAAATTCTTTTGACAAACGTTCGCTTGACGAACGAAAGCGTGTATGCTGACTCATGTCGAACAAAAGTCCGACACTGAAAAGGGAGATTCAAAATGAACGCAGTTATGTTTAGCGAAAGTCACAACACGTTGACAATTCCAACGACAGAAATTGAGCGCGACGCGTTGTGGGCCAACTTGGCAATCATTGTCGCGCACGCCAACAACAACGGCGGCAACGCCGCAGGCTGTTCTGCAATTATCCACGCACTTGAGGCAACGCGCCATGCAACAGTTGATCTTGACGTTGTTCTTTCACGCACAATGTTGCAGTGGGCGTGCAAAGAAGCGCGCCGCTACGTGAAGGTGCGCACCTCATTCGACCTAGCCGCCACCGCGGGACACTCTGTTGAGAATCGTATTATCACTTGTTTCAACAACGCAGGTCTTGACGACGAAGGACGTGCGCTCTAATGAACAAGACGTTCGACACAATGAACAATCGCGAAAAGTCGTTGCACTGTGCGCGCGTCGGTGACCGTCTGACGCGTATGGGCGACAAAGAAGGCGCAGACCGTTTCTACCGGTTCGCCGTCGAATACATTCTTCAAGACAAGGCGGCGAACTAATGAACGCCGTTGAAGAAATCAAGTGGTGGAAGATTGGCGCGCGCGAATGGTACAGCGATTGCGGCGACTTCGTAATTCAGGATTCGCCAACGGGGTACTTCTTGATTGCGTACGACGAAGACTTTGCACGCCCGTACGTTGTGTGCGACGTAGCGACAATTGACAAAGCAAAACTGAAGGCGACAATTCTGAAGGCGGGTGAGTAATGAAGTGCAACTGTCAAACGTTCACGTTGCTTGACGACTACGCGAACACGGTGCGAATGAACAACATTGCACACACGATCAAGTCGTGCTTGCCCGAATTGCCGTACGTGTACTGCACCTGCAGAACGTTCTTGCTTGACGGCGACAACAAGTGGATCGAAGACGACAACGGCGTTTTTCACACAGCCGAATCGTGCGTTCACGAACACAGCATTGTGAACAATCTGTTCGACTACACGTGCAGTTGCGGTCAGTTCTTCCCTGCGAATTTTGCAATGACGCTGACGCTGACTGCTGAAGCGTGGCAACGCGTACGCGCAATGATTGTGTGCGACGTAATGCTTTCGCCCTACGACGATACTTCAAAGCGACTTGACAGCGTTGTTGACGACATTGACCAACTGATCAACTTTGACGAAAGTGAACTGATATGAGTACAACACAGCGATTGAAGCAAGTGAACTGATATGAGTACACGACAGCAACTACTGACCGACTACGACTTCACAGCAGTTGAAGTCAACGAAGATTCAGGCACGTGGAAAACACGCGGCGCGCACAAAGAACAGTGGGTTGAACTGCTCGTTCGATTTCAGTACGAAGACTACGAACACGAAGTCACGGTTTTGCTTGAAGACGAATACTTCACGCGCAACCTGATTGAACTGAAGTCGTACGACGACACAACGTTGCGTTCGATTTTGAACGTATGGACTTTCAAGGGCGAAGGGGGGTGAGAAAAATTACAGAACAACGACATTTGTACGCGCTGAAGAATGCCGAACTGAACGGCAAACTTGTTGACACGTTGACTGAACTACGCAGTGAAGGCAAGTCGCTTGCACAGATAGCAAAGCAACTGTCAGCAGTCGGCACGCGTGTCGCAAAGACCACAGTTTTTGAGTGGGTGCAACAGCAAGAATCAAACGCAGTATCAACCAACTAGAAAAGGGAGAAATCCAAAATGGCATTCAACTTGAATGAGTACGAACCCGTTGAAACACGTATTGCGCGTTTCTACGATCAACACCCGAACGGGCGCATTATCACTGACCTTGTGTTTCACGACGAAACACGTTTCATTGTGAAATCGTTTCTGTTCACAACTGCTGAAGCGTGCGAACCGCTTGCAACGGGCTACGCCGAAGAACGCGTTGACAACAACCCGAAGCGCGTGAACTTTGCGTCAGCGTTGGAGAACTGCGAAACGTCTTCAATCGGGCGCGCGCTCGCGAACGCAAACTTTGCGCCGCGCGGTCAGCGTCCGTCACGTGAAGAAATGCAGAAGGTTCAGCGCGCAACGTCAACGCAAGTTGTCAGCACGCCGCTGTCGAATCTGAAGTCACGTCTTGCCGCGTACAGTGACAACGCTGAAGTGCGCAAGGCAATCGTCACGTCTGCTGTCGATCGTGAACTAGGTTCACTGAACGAATTGACAGAAGAAGAAATCACCGCAGTCGGCAACGCGCTTGAAGCGCGCATTGCTGGCGAAGCACCGTTTGTTGAAGTCAACTAGAAAGCAAGGCAAAGAAAATGAACACAACAACACAAACAGGCAACGTCACACGCGATCCCGAATTGAAGTTTCTTCAGAACGGGCAAGCAAGTGCGCGCTTTTCAATTGCAGTGAACCGACGCTGGCAGAACAAGCAAACGCAAGAGTGGGAAGAAAAGGTTTCGTACTTCGACATTCAGGCGTACGGCGCGTTGGCAGAAAACGTTGCGAACAGTGTGACGCGTGGTACGCGAATCACTGTCACGGGACAACTTGAACAGCGTTCGTGGGAGACACCCGAAGGCGACAAGCGTTCAGTCGTTGAGATCAAGGCTGAAGACGTTGGCGTTTCGCTCGCGTACGCAACTGCTGTTGTGACGAAGATTGAAGCGACTGCAAACAAGAAGTCATTCACGCCGCGCAATGCGCCTGAAGAAGACTTTGCGTTCTAATGCAGTTCTGTGACGCAGTGCAAAGCGTGATTGACACTTACAGAACGCAGTACGCCGAAGTTGTTTTTGAACCTGACCGCTACGCAAGCGTGTTTGGCGACCAAGCAGAAGTGCCTGACGCGGGTTGGTCAATCGCAGAAATGTCTGACAATGAAGTCGTACAAATTGCGTTGCTCGATTTCATCAGCCGTCTTGTGAAGGCTGAAGAAGTGATTGAAGTTCAACACAAGGCAATATCAACACAACCGAATCGCGCAACACGGCGCAAGAAGTAATCAACGATCAGCGCGCGTGTCGTGAGTATCGGCACGCGCGCTGACTTTACAAAGGGGAATTATGAACTATCTACAAGCAAGAACACTGAACCGTCGTGTGTCGTTCGTGACGGGCGCAATCGTTTGTCAACTGATAACCGTTGACGGAACGCAACGTCATCAACGCTTGACGTTCGTGCTGTTTGAAAGTTGGGTGATAGGCGCGCTGACGTGTATGACTGTGTTCGCAGTTATGCACCGCGTTGTCGCAGTACGCTTTCAACGTGCAGAACAAAGACGCAGATTGGAAGCGATACGCCGCCTGTCGCAACGCTGACCTTGCCGCGTACTTTGCACCTGCGCAACAAATAGAATCTTCAGTCTTTGCAACGTGTGACAGTTGTGCCGTTCGATTGTTGTGCTTGCAGTTCGCCCTTGACAATCAACTTGACTACGGGGTGTACGGCGGTATGACGGGACGACAACGCGTTGCACTACGCAAGAAACAACACAACAAACGAAAAGGGAATTGACGTGTCAATCAAAGTTATGAATCACGTATGGAAGTTGCAACTTGCACCTCACCTGAAGTACACAGCACTTGCGCTTGCTGATCACGCGCACGACGACGGCACTGAAGCGCGCCCGTCGCAAGACTTCTTGGCTGAGAAGACGGGCATTTCAGTTCGACAGATACGACGCAACTTGAAAGAACTTCTTGAACACGGGGTCATCAAAGTTCAGCGACCTGCAGGACGCAACCGCGCGACGTGCTACGAATTCATTTGGGCGGACACTCACGTCCCCCCATTGAACGAGAATGGGCGGACACTTGGGCGGACATATGCGACACTTGGGCGGACATATGCGACACAATGGGCGGACGCCCACGACCCCCTAAACATTAGAACCGTTATTGAAAACAAAAACACGCCGTCAACAAGTGACGACGAAACGACAATTTCAATTTCTGATCCTCGGGAAGAAGTGCGCAAGGCGCGCGAACTGTTAGCGCAACAAAGGCGGAACCGATAGCCTGACTACGTGTACGCAGACTTGACTGACGTGTTGATCGAACTTCACCGCTTTCAAATGTCTGTGTCGCTGAAGACGTTGGAGCCTGATCAACTTTCGATTGAACCGGGGACTACCGACGAAGACTTGATTCACGCGCTTGAACATTTCTTTCACGACCTACGCGAGATACTTCCGGGGATTTGTGAATCGTGTCAGTTGTGGTCACCGAAAAGAACAGTCGCGTATTGGGGTCACGAACCTTTGTTTTGTCACTTGTGCCTAGACCAAATACTTGACTACTTGAACGAAACGCAGAACTACCCCGCAGTGTTAGTACCTGATCGTTATGAAGCGTACGCCGATTAGTCGCAAGACGCGGTTGCAACCCGTGTCAGCGAAACGACGTGCGCAAGCCCCCGCGAGAATGGCGACGCGCAACGAAGTCTTTGAACGCGCCGCTGGTATCTGTGAAGCACGAACAGAACGTTGCACGTACTTCGGGTGTGACGTTCACGAAATCAAAACGCGCGCACGTGGCGGTTCGATCACAGACGAACGCAACTGTTTGTTGTTGTGCCGCGAATGCCACAGCAAAATCACAGTCGAAGTTTCGTTTGCAACTCAACACGGGTTCATTGTGAGTACGTACGCAACTGCTGAAGACTTGATTGACGCTGAAGAACGTCGTCGTGCGTATCGGCGCAACCGTGGCTAAGAAGAAGCAACTGACGTTGCTGACGACTGACCAACTTGTTGCGCTTGAACTTGAACGTGACTTTCAACAACGCGTTGTCGAAGTCGCGAGACTGAAAGGCTGGCTGGTCTATTCAGTTCCCGACAGCAGGCGTGCGACGCTCGCGGGCTACCCCGATTTGACGTTGGTCAGAAAGCGCGACAAACGCTTGATCTTCGCTGAACTGAAGCGTGAGAAAGGACGGGTCAGTTCTGCACAGCAAGACGTTTTGAACGCCCTAGAAACGATTGTGGGCGTGTCTGTGTACGTTTGGCGACCTTCGCACTGGCAGTCAATACTTGACATTTTGACATAAATGCAATTTCTTGCAGTTTTGTGCGGGAAATAAAACTTTGCAAAAGCGTTCGCGCGACGAACGAAATACCGTATGCTGACGTATGTCAAGCAAACGCCTGACACGAAAAAGGGAGATTCAAAATGAACAAGACAATCACAGTCGAAATTGAAGTTGGCTATTCAATGCTAGAGCAACTGAACAAAGTGCTTGAAGTGTTGAACGCAGTGCAGTCGTCAATGCCAACGTGGGCAATCGAACAGTTGCAACAGGTAGTCGAACACAACTTGACCTGCGACGGCACTTGCGGATACCGCGACTGCACGCAGTCGAAGAATGCAAAGGCGGGCAACTAATGAAGTCGCTACAAGCACAAGAAGTCGGACTTTGGGAGTTCGGCACAGGCATTCGTGTTTCGAATCGTTTCAAGTTTCAAGAAATGAACAACTTGAACTTGACCGTGATTGACCGTTTGACAAAGAAGCCCGTTTCGTACTTGTTTCGTTTTGAAGTCACTGAAATGGAATCAGGCAATTTCATTTTGACAACGTGCGCGTCAAGCAAGAACGCGTCACGCCACCGCAAGTTCGACACAGCAGGCGAAGCAGTCGCAGTTGGCTACGCGTGGTTGAATCGTCGTTTCGTTGTGAAGCAGGTCAACTAATGAAGACGCTTGAAGAACTGCAAGCAGAACTACGCGCGGCGCAAGAGGTGTACGGGTTTCACGTACGCGTTCTTGATCGAAACGAAGACGAAGTTCGCAACCGCAATCAACACGGCTTTCAATTTATGCGCAAAGAGACACGCGCAAAACTTGAACGACTTGAAATGAAAGTGAACGTCGCTTGGGAAATCGTACGTGCGCTTGAAGTTGAAGTTCAAAAGTTCAGTCGCGAAATGAACAAGGCGGTCAACTAATGACGAAGACACAGCAAGAACAGCGACGCGCTGAATACGAAGCGCGACGCGCCGAACGCGGGGACGTTGACGCGTACCGCAACTTGAAGAAGGGCGACGTTGTGAAGATACGAGGCGAACGCGGCGTGTTCACGTTCGTCGAAGCACGCGTTGTCGAAGGTGAGTGTCAGTGGGTCGGCGTGTACGGCGGCACTTCGTCGCACCGCGCAATGCGTTTCTTCACGCTTGATCGTGTAATCAAGAAGCGCACGAAGGCGGGTGAGTAATGCAAACGCTATTTGATCAGCCGCCGTATCAGGCGCACAGCGCAACAAGTATCGAAGCCGCAGTTTCAATGCGTGGCAAGACTGCACGTATTCGCGACCTTGTGCTTGAAGCGATCAAAGAACGTCCGTCAACTGACGAAGAACTTGTTGCACGTTTGCAAATCTCGCAGAACACAGTTCGCCCGCGACGTGTCGAACTTGTGCAACGTGGTCTTGTTGTCGAAGGCGGGCGACGCAAAACGCAGTCAGGACGCACCGCGATTGTTTGGACAACGAACGACTTGCTTGAAGGGGGTTTCTAATGCGTAAGATGGTCACTGCGATTGTCGCCGCGTCCTTTATTCCCTTTTTGGGCGCGGCGGCAAACGCTCCGATACGCCCCGTCAAAATCTTGCATTCTGACTACGTGACTACAACGACAGTTGCACCCGTCGTACCGATTGTGTTCCCGAAGTACGACACAACGAACTACGACGACACTGCGTACCTACCGTCGCCCACTGATCCGCTACGTTTCGAAACGCGAGAAGTGCAAGAACGTTTTGCGTGCGTGCGTTTCTATGAATCACGCAATCACCCGTACAGTTTCAACCCGTCAAGTTCCGCGCATGGTTGGTATCAGTTCTTGCCTTACATCTGGCAGTACGCCGCAGTTCGATTGCATTTGCCGTTGACTGTAAGTGAAGCGTCACTTGATCAACAAAGCCAAGCGGCACTGTGGTACTACCACCGCAACAACGGTCTTGCGCCTGAATGGGGTGACGGTTGCTGAACTAGAAATTGAATGTCGTACGTATCAACTACAATGAACAAACAAATCAAACACAACAAAAGGGAGCGTCAGAAATGACAACACTAAACAATCACGTCGAAGTCGTCGCAAAGACAGACGAACTGACACGCGAACAATGGCTTGAATATCGTCGTGCCGGAATCGGGGGCAGTGACGCCGCAAGCATTCTGAACAAGTCGCGCTACAAGTCAGCGTTCGCATTATGGGCTGACAAACGTGGCGAGATCGAACACGAAGACAACACGAACGAGGCTATGACTTGGGGCAACGAACTTGAACTTGTTGTTGCACAGCGTTTCGCGCGCGAACACCACTGCGCGGTCATTGCATTTCCCGCACTGCTGAAGTCGAAAGCGTTCCCGTTTATGTTCGCGAACGTTGACTTCTTTGTGACGTTCGACGAAGCGTACGAAAAGGGTGCAGTCGCAGTGTTCGAAGGCGACGTTGCAGACTTGCCAAAGATCATCAGCATTCTTGAAATCAAGACGACAGGCATTGTCGGTCGCGCGTCACGTGCTTGGGACGACGACAACGTGCCGCCCGCTTACGACTTACAAGGACAGCACTATTCAATCGTGTGTGGCGTTGAATCAGTTATCTACGCCGCGTTGGTTGCGGGTCAGGGACTTCAAGTTCGCGTGCGTTTGTACAACAGCCCCGAACAGAACAAAGAACTGATTGACGCTGAACGCGCATTTTGGTCAATGGTTCAGTCAGGTGAAGCACCTGAAGTTGACGGAACTGAATCGTCGTTCGACACGATCAAAGCGTTGCACCCGTCAAGCATTGAAGGCACGTCAGTTGAAGCGGACGATTTCTTGCTTGCGACAATTGCTGAATACAACGACGCAAAGAACCAGTTCGACGCAATCGAAGCACGCGTTGAAGAATTGCGCGCAAAGATTGTATTTGCAATCGGGGACGCAGAAATGTTGACACACGACGCAGTTGTTCTTGCAACGTACAAATCAACGAAGTCAGGCACGACAGTTGACACGAAGGCATTAGTGGCGCACTTGAAAGAAACGTCACCTGAAGTTGTTGAGCAGTACACGAAGACAAAAAATGGCTACCGCGTGTTGCGGTTCAAAGAAGGGAACTGAACTTATGAAGTATCTGATTGAAGTTGTTGAAGAAGAATTTGTCACAGTCGCGTTTGCCGAACCAACGGTCACGATTGAAACGACAGTTGTTGACACAGTTGAAATGTCAATCACGTTGAAGTGGCAAGACTTCGACGAAGGCGTGACGATAGGCGAACTGATTGAATACGGAATCTTTCGCGTCAACGTAATGCTTGACGAAGTGTTGTGGGAGTTTGCACGCAAGGACGACGAAGTGATTCAAGAAATGGGTATCTGCAATGACTGACGAAACGCGAATGGTCACGCTGTACCAGCACTTGAAGTCAATGTCAGAAACAGCACGCGGCGCAGAACGCGCGACGTTGAACAACGTGTGTGCGATCATTCACCGACTAATGACAATGCAGGAGAAGTCGCAGGCGGGCAAGCAATGACGTTCGACGAATGGTTGAAGTACGGCGTTGACAACGGGTTCTGTTCAGAACAAGTTTGCGATACACACGAAGGCTTGCCTATCGCAGACGAAGAAATTGAACTGTACGACGACGGCGAAACTGACTTGTGCGCTTACGTCGTTCGTCTTGGCACGCCGGAAGAATGGACAGCGCACGCGTTAGAATATCGTGACGCTTTACTAGAAAAGGGAAATTGAAATGTCAGATTGGTACACAGATTATTCATTAGAACAGGGACCGGAAATCGTCTGTCTTCACTGCAACGGCGACGTTGTGTGGGTCGAAATGCTTGAACGGGTATTCGAACTGCAACACGTTGACACTGCAAACGAACTGTCAGCAGACGGTTCGCACCGCGCTGAAGAAACGGGTATCTAATGAGCGAACTACAAAAAGTCACTGAAGAACTTGTTGCTGAACTGATCAAGCACAGAACGTTGCTGGCTGAAGTTCTGAACAACGCGTCACTGCAACAGTTGGTTGCTGAAGTACGCAACGATTTGTCAGCAGACGACGCTTTCAAAAGTGGGGGAGAAGTGGACAAAACTTCAACGACGTACGTTGAGTACCCAGTTGGTTACAATGCTGGCCTTGACTTTGACGCACTGACTTCAACGACGTACGCTGAATACTTGTGGCGCGAACGAACTGAAGACGCACAACCTTCAATGCAGTCAAACGTTGTTCAAGGTTGTAGCCATCTGTACGCAGGACTTGCGCCGGACGTTGGACAAAGCAACTACTCACTTGAAGTTTTGGAATTTGCCTACTGCCCTAAGTGTGGGGAGAAACTATGAGTTTCGAAAATCCCGCCATTTCGTGTGACACGGAATCAACCGAAGAACGAAAGTTCAGCGACCTAGAAACTGAAGTTGAACAATCAGATGAAGCACGAAACGACTGCAACCACCGCTACACAGACCGTTTTGGTATCACGCAAGACTTCCGCCGGCACTTCACCGGTCACTTAGAAACTTTGAAACGATACGCATTCTGCCCGTTGTGCGGGGTGGCACTGTGAAGACGCCTGACCCCGACAACAACGAAGTGATTGACTTTGACAGAGCGCGCTTTCACAAACTGATTGACGATTTCAGGAAAGGCAAGGTGACAATAAACGACGTTCGACGCGCGGCAGGTTTTGCTGACCCGAAAACAGTTCAACCGATTTTACTTGAAACGTACGACGAACAATTAGTTGTGAATCACGTCACAGCAATCACGAATCATATTACGCAAGACGAATTCGTGCCTTGTCAGTTGACGAACGGCGAAACGTTGACTGTTTCTGCGCCGATTGCAGAATGGTTGTACTGCCCGTTTTGTGGACTGGACGTTGACTTTCACGACCCGAAGCCCATTGAGGAATGGACGCTTGAAGACTGGGCAGAATTTTACGCGGGCTATCACGAAGGGTATGACGAAGAACAGTGACGTGCCTGAACTGCAACGCGTTGATCGCCGTTCGTTGGATATTCAGCAAGTACTGGTATCACGTTGATACCGGACGCGAGCAGTGCGCGTACGACGACTTGACCAACATTCAGATTGCCACGCCGTCGTGACGTACGACGTGATTGTTTCTGACCCGCCGTGGAAATACGACGTTGCTGGCAAAGGTTGGGGCAAGGCTGAGAACTACTACCGCACGCACCCGCTTGACGAAATCGTTTCAATGGGTGGAATGCCTGACATTCTTGCTGATCGTGGCGTTCTGTTTTTGTGGGCGACTTCACCCTTGTTAGACGACGCCATTGAACTGCTGAACAAATGGGGGCTGACGTTTCGTGGCGTTGCGTTTGTATGGGTCAAGACAAAGAAGACTGAACCGACAACGCCTATTGGCGCGCAAGGCGTGCGCCCGTCGATTGTGAAGCCGACTGTCGAATTTGTTCTTGCCGCGTCACGTGTGAAGCGTGGACGACCTATGCCGCTGTTTGACGAATCAGTGCGTCAGGTCATTCTTGCGCCAAAACGCGAACACAGCAGAAAGCCCGACGAAGTGTTTGAACGTATCGAAGCGTTGTACCCCGACGCACGCAGGCTTGAAATGTTTGCGAGACAGTCGCGCGCAGGTTGGGACGCGTGGGGCAATGAAGCAACAAAGTTTGATCAGAAAGACGACGAATGAACAACAACGTCAATCACCCACGCCACTACACGTCTGACCCGTCAGGGATCGAATGCATTGAAGTCACACGTTGGCGCAACTTCAACGTCGGCAACGCGATCAAGTACCTATGGCGCGCAGGACTGAAAGACGACACGCGCACAATCGAAGACCTACGCAAAGCGGCGTGGTACATAGAAGACGAAATCAACCGACTTCAACGCGTGCGCAACTTGGGCTGAAGTGCAATCACGCAGTCGCGCCAAATCAGACAATAAATGACTGCCAAATCTGACAATCGTGGCAGAACAATACCGAAAAAGGGATACTTTCGACACAGACACGCTGAAACGCGCTGTCACGTCATTTCGTACGTGGGCTACGCAATCACGCACAAACAGCGTCAGAACGTCTTAGAACGCGTCACAGCGCGTCTGACGGGCAATACGAACAACTGTTCGCCTTGCAGAAAAAAAGTCAGAAATTGTCCCTGAAAACGTTCGCTGAACGAACGAACGCGTGTAGTCTGTCACTATGACAACAAAGGGAGACACAATGAAGCACCGTTTCAGTTGGACTGCGATCAGTCTCACAACAGGCGAAAAGTACCCACGTACTTCAGTTATGCGTTCGCGCGACTGGGGTTGGGACGTTGAATGTTCGTGCGGTTTCAAGACGAACACAGGCGGCGCGTTGCGTCCTTCGATTCAGCGAAGCATTGCTTGGCACTTGGCTATGACCGAAGAAGACAACTAATGACGACGCTGACCAAGACAGGCTGGGTTGCGCAACAAGGAACAGCACAGCAGGGTGGCAACAAAGACGTTCTGTTGTGCGAGCAGTGCGGCGGGCTTGTTGTGTGGGCTACCTCAAAGAACGGCAACTACTACCTAGCCGACGTGTTTCAGGGCATTTCAATTTTGTACTACGTGAAGGCGTCACCGCACTTCAATTCGTGCGAAGACAAGCGCGCTGTCAAAGACGAAAGAAACAAGCACGAGGCTGAACTTGCACGTTGGATTGCCGAGACTGACCTACGCAACTTCTTGTTTGCCGTCAAGCACATTCGCGAAGGGCTTGCTGAAGGTCGCGACTTCCAGTTGCCCGACTGGTGGCAGAAAGAATACGAGGCTGACTAATGAAGTACACAAAATTAGTGCTTGGCGAAGAAGTGATCAACGACGACCCGTATTGCGCAGGAGGTCTTGCACTGTTCGCGAGCGACGGCGCGATTTGCCGCACGTGCCTGCAGAAGGTCAAAACAAATCGGTACGGCAATGCAACGAAGCACAAGAAGCCGCAAGCAAATACTTGAACAACTGAACAACTACGCTTGACGCGTGACAGTCATTTGCGCGTACTACGACAGCGACCACGCGTACATAGGCGCAGATTCAGGCGCGTTCGATTCCGATTCTGTTGTCATCAGCACGACACAGAAAGTTTGGCGCGTTGACGACACGTTGATTGGCGTTGCTGGTTCGTTTCGCGTTGTCGAACTTGCACGTCAGTCGAACATTGCTGACCCGCACGAACTTCGTGACTTCTTGCTGGCTGACTACAACACGCGCGCAAGTCACCCGACAGCGCACGAAGCAACGATTCTGACTGTCAATACGTCAGGCATTCATTATGTCAGCGACGACTTCAGTGTGATCAAAGTTCGTGAGCAGTACGGCGCAACAGGCGCAAGCGGACTGATCGCACTTGGCGCGCTGTCTGCGTTGTCTCGCACTGACACTGACCCGCGTTCAATGATTGACGTTGCGTTGAAAGTCGCGGCACAACACACGTTGTACGCACGCGCGCCGTTCAAGATTCTTCAGACGTAAATGCTGTGGTCTTTCGTTCTTGAAGGCGTAGGGCTGTTGGGCGTATTCATTGCAGGACGCAAGCACTGGCAAGGCTGGGCGATTCTGCTGTTCAACGTAGGGCTGTGGACAACGTACGGGGTTCAATCACGTCAATACGGTTTCGTTGTAGCCTCACTTGCGTACGCAGTCGTGTACACAAGAAATTTGCTGAAGTGGCGAAGGGACAAAAATGAAGATATCGAACGTTGCAATTGACACGATCAGCGCACACCCGCAGAACGTCAGACAGGGCGACATAGGCGCAATCGTCACGTCGCTTGAAGCACACGGGCAGTACCGCCCGTTGATCGTACAAAAGTCAACGGGGTTTATTCTCGCGGGCAATCACACGTGGCGCGCCGCGGCTGTTGTTGGGCTGAAGAAGGTTGACATTGTTGAACTTGACGTTGACGACGACGAAGCGTTGCGAATCTTGCTTGTGGACAATCGAACGAACGACCTTGCAACGTACGATCAAGACGCGCTGAAGTCACTGCTTGAAGTTCTAGCCCGCACAGAAAAGCAACTTGAAGGAACAGGGTTCGACCTTGACGATTTAGACAACTTCATTTTCGACGCTGAACGCGAACTTGACTTCAAGCCCGACGACACAGAACAACCCCGACTTGACGAAGTGACCCCGCTTTCGTGTCCGAATTGCAGTTTTCAATGGCGCAAGGGCAAGGGCGACGCAATCATTCCGCTATGACAGAATTGAAGGTTGCACTGTGCGCGCACGACGCGGCGAAACACGCAGTAATGAATTGGCACTATTCGAAAGCAATGCCTATCGGCAAACTTGTTCGACACGGCGTTTGGGAAGACGACAAATTCATAGGCGTTGTTCTGTATGGGCGTGGAGCGTCACCCGAACTTGGCGCGCCCTATGGCTTGAATCAAACTGAAGTGTGCGAACTGGTACGTGTTGCATTGAACAAGCACGTGTCGCCCGTGTCGCAGGTAATGGCACGATCGTTGGAACTGCTGAAGCAAACGAACACGAACTTGCGACTTGTGGTTTCGTTCGCCGACCCGAATCAAGGTCATCACGGCGGCATTTATCAAGCAACGAATTGGGTCTATTGCGGGCGTTCAGGTGAAGCCGAAGAAGTTTTGTTCAAGGGAAAGTGGACTCACTCACGTATGTTGCGCCCTACGGGTTGGGGAACAGTGCCGGAGATAGCGCGCCTATCCCCCGATCAACAGAAAGCACTGCCCCGTCGAAAGCGTGTTGGGAAGTTCAGATACCTAATGCCACTGGACAAACAGATACGGCGACGTGTCGAACCGCTACGATTGCCGTACCCCTCTGCGGTCTAGGTCTTGACAGTAAGACGCGTCAGTTCCACTGACGAAGTGCAAGTGCAACCCTTGCAGACCGCTCGACCGATAGCCTGTACATATGGGCGGTGTACAGAAAAATCAGTTCGACGAAATAGAGACAGTCGAAAAAGAACGACAGGTCATTGAACTACGTCGTGCGGGCTACACGTTTGACGACATTGCAAAGGCAGTTGGTTTCGCGTACTCATCAGGCGCGCACCAAGCGTACCGACGCGCACTGAAGCGCACGTTGATCGAAGCAGGCGTTGAAGAAGCACGCGAACAAGAACTTGATCGTCTTGACAGAATGCAACGCGCACTATGGACGCAAGCATTGTCAGGTGACACGAAAGCCGCACTTGCCGTTCTTCGATTTATGGAACAGCGCGCAAAACTTCTTGGGCTGTACGCGCCAACACGAATCACAGCAGACGTGACGACTTATGAAGGGGGCGGGGACATTGACAGTGAAGTCAGACGACTTGCACAACTTCTCGCCAACGCAGAAAACAGCGGCGGCGAGAGTGGTGTGGGAATACAAAGAAGCACGACCGAACCAACTTCCCCCGACTGAAGATTGGAAGATTTGGTTGATTCAATCGGGACGTGGTTGGGGTAAGACACGCACTGGTGCTGAATGGCTGTTGTACGAAGCACTGAAATATGACGCGACACGTTGGGCGATTGTCGCACCGACGTTCAGTGACGCACGTGACACGTGTGCTGAAGGTGATTCAGGCATTGTCGCAATCGCACAGCGATACGGCGTACTGAAGACGTGGAACAGGTCGCTTGGTGAGATCAGATTGACAAACGGCAGTCGAATCAAACTGTTTGGTGCTGAAGAACCAAATCGCTTGCGCGGTCCACAGTTTCACGGCGCGTGGTGTGACGAACTTTCGTCTTGGCGGTACGCCGATACTTGGGATCAGTTGCAGTTTGGTCTTCGTCTTGGACGTGAATCGGGAATCAAACCGCGCACTGTTGTCACGACTACGCCAAAGCCGACGCGCTTGTTTCGATCACTGCTGACGCGCGACGACGTACACGTGACACGTGGCAGTACGCGAGACAACGAAGCGAACCTATCTGAAGACTTCGTTCGCGAGATAGTCAACAAGTACGGCAACACACGTCTAGGTCGTCAGGAGATTGACGGCGAACTACTTGAAGACACGCCCGGCGCACTGTGGTCGTACGAAATGATTGAACGATCACGCATTGAAGTTGCGCCCGATATGCAACGCATTGTTGTTGCTGTTGACCCCGCCGCGACTTCAACTGAACAGGCAGACGAAACGGGCATTGTCGTTGTCGGTCTTGGCGTTGACGGGCGCGGGTACGTGCTTGCAGACAGAACTTGCAAACTGTCACCGAACGGTTGGGCGCGACGTGTCGTTGAAACGTACGACGAATTCAACGCTGACCGTGTTGTTGGTGAAACTAATCAGGGCGGCGAAATGATTGAATCGCTGATACGTCAGGTACGTCCAACAATCCCGTATCGCGGTGTGGTCGCACGTATCGGCAAACGCTTGCGTGCTGAACCCATTTCGTCACTGTACGAACAAAGCCGTGTGTCGCACGTCGGTACGTTTCTCGAACTAGAAACGCAAATGACTTCGTGGGTAGAGAAAGAAAGCGACTTCAGTCCCGACAGACTTGACGCACTTGTTCACGCGTTGACTGAACTGAACATTGGTCGTGGCGGTGGTGCGGCTGACAGATTCTTTGAATCACTGTCGCCGGAGTGTCCGCAGTGCGGTGAGCGCAACACCTACGACACAGTTGTTTGCGCGTACTGCAACGCTGTTTTGATCGAACAGAACACAGTTTCAAAACTTCCGCAGTTGGGGTATTAGGCAAATGCGCGTTCGTTCGGTATTGTAGGAATCACTTATGGCACTATTCCGTCGCAATAAAGAATCTGACCTTGTAGCGCGTATCGTCGAAGAACTGACGAAAGCGAACAACAACCTTGCGGGTACGCCTATGGCGGGCGCGTCACAGTACGCGCTGTCAACTGCTAACCAACCGACAGGTTCAGGCGGTCAGGGTCTTTTGCAGACGCCGGGGTTTGAGGCGACGCCACTGCCACGACTTGCACAAGCGTTCGGTTCACAACTTGGACCCGCCGCGCCATTCTTGCCCGCACCGCTTGACCCCGTTGACCCTGAAACGGGACGCGCATTGCCACGTGTCTATGAATACCCCGTTGCGTGGAACCTTGACTTGAACCAGCGTTCAACGCCGTGGTCAATCTTGCGTGCGTTGACTGATCAGTGTGACATTGTTCACCGTTGCATTGAAATTCGTGTGTCGCAGATTGTCAAAATGTCGTGGAACTTCACAGTGAGCGACGCGGCACTAAGTCAGATTATGGCTGAAGAAAACGTCAGTCACGCAAAGGCGGCGCGCATTGGTCGCGAACGCTACGCCGACGCAATCGTCAAGTTGCGTGAGTTTTGGGAGAACCCCTACCCCGAACTTGGGCGTTCGTTTTCTGAATGGATAACTGAATTTCTTTGGCAACACTACGCATTCGACGGCGTGCCTGTTTATCCCCGCTACAACTTGGGCGGCGACGTAATCGGGTTTGAAATCATTGACGCGCCAACGATCAAAGTCTTGCTTGACAATCGCGGCACAGTGCCACAGCCACCGAACCCCGCCTATCAACAAATTTTGTGGGGCTTTCCGCGCGGTGAGTTTCAAGCGTCAGCAGACACGAACGGGGAATTCTTTTCCGGCAAGGGACGCAACAATCAGTTCATCAAGGACCAACTTTCGTACTTCGTGCGCAATCGTCGCACGTGGTCGCCCTACGGTTTCAGTGCAGTCGAAGAATCTATCCCTATGGCGACGTTGTACTTGGAGCGTCAACGCTGGTTGAAGTCTGAATACGTGGACGGCACAATGCCTATGACGTTTATGACGACGGACGCTGAAGAATACGACGTGAAGAAGTTGGCTGACTTCGAACGAATCTTCAATGACAAACTAATGGGGTCTGCCGCTGAACGTCACCGCGTCAAAGTATTGCCAAAGGGGTTCACGCCCGTTTCAATGCCGACTGTTGAAGAACGTTTCAAGCCTGAATACGACGAACTGTTGATCAAGCGCATAGGCGCAATCTTTGGTGTTTCAGCGTCAGTGCTTGGAGTAACCCCGCGTTCAGGTCTTGGGGGCAAGGGCGAACACGACGGCGAAATGGATCAGTCAGAACTGATTAGTCAAAAGCCCGTCGAAACGTTCATTGTTGAAATGGTCAACACGTTGTGCGAACGCTACTTAGGCGCAGACAAAAACGTCACGTTCATTCTCAACGACAACACAACTTCACAGAACGAAGAATCACGCGCAAAGGCATTTCAGACTGCACTGAACAGTGGACAAATGACGACGAACGACGTGCGTGGCGAACTTGGCTTGCCGCTGTACGACGACGCAAGTGCCGACGAACCGTACGTGATTACGTCGCAGGGTCCTATGTTCCTGAAGGGACTGATTGCAACAACCGCCGCTGGCGAATCTATTGGACAGAAAGAAAACGCAAATGACGGAAATGAAAACGCCTTGGGCGAATCAACAAGTGTCAACGCCGTGGAATCCAAAAAGCCCGA